GGTCTGCGGGTTGACCGCAAACACGCCAGCAATGGTAAACACATCGCCCGCTGTTACTGTGGTGGCAGACGTAAGGCCGTCCAGAGTAATGGTGGCTTGCCCTTGGGTGGCGACCGTTTCGTTCACCAGAATGGTGCCCGCACGACTGCCCGTGGTGTGATTGACAATCGACTGAGACATGTTCATCTCATCAAAGCCCAAAACACCTTCGCCCATCATGCCGGTCTTGAACTGGCGGGAAATCGTACCCGTCGGATTAAAGAAACCCGTCATGCCGTTGACCAGCCCAGCGTTAGCAGCGGGGTTTACGGTCGCGTAACGCGGCGACATGGGGCTTGCCGACTCATTCAGTTTCTGTTGCGCTTGCAGCAGAACCAACGCGGTAGCCGGCGTGGTGCCAGGAGTGCCCACCGTGTTGAAAATGGCCTTGTACGAGTTGGCAACGTCAGCATCAACACTCGATGCCAGTTGGCTGATACGCGGCTTGAGAACACGTTCGGCAAAGTCATCCAACTGCATGGTCAACTCGGCAGAGGTGAAGTTGATGCCAATATGCTTTTGGCTGGAAACCGTCAGTGTGGTGAACTGCTCGTTGTCGTCCTGAACTTGCAGGGCGGCACCGTCGGTCACCAAAGCACGGTCAGGCAGCCGAATACGCAGCACGGAGCCAATCTTGGCGCCTTCAACTGCGAAGCTGTCGTCGTATTCTTTGTTGACGTTGCGGGAAATCACCAAGTTGTTCTCAAGGATCTCAAGAGACTTGCGGGTGATCATGTCGATCGTAAGCAGGCTATTAGCCATGATTTAGACTCCAAAAAGTAATTAGCGGGTGCTCTTGGCCTCCAGCTTTTTCATCTGTCTTTGTCTATCGGCTTCGATCCACTGACTAGTACTCATGGCCTTGATAGACCGCGGGTCAGTCGTGTCGAAACTAGTAGAGCCCCCATTTCTAGGGTTAACAGGCGAAATCGGCGCTGGTGCGTTTGAGGTTCTTTTCGTTACCGGTTCAGAAGCTAATTTAGCTTCCAACCGTCCTATCTCTTTTGCTTGCAAAAATGGTTGCAAGTTGGCAATACGAGCGGCCTCTTTCGGGTTCGTGCCCAGAAAATACGCTACATCCGGGCCGTTATCCGACGCTTGAATTGCTTGCGCCATCACGGTGGTAATTGATAGCTTGGGATTGTACGCGACTTGTTCGAAATCTTCGTACCTACCCCGCGCTTCCTCTTCCTTGTCGTGATACGTCGCCAACAACTCTTGCTGTTGCTGCTGATTCCGCTGCTGCTCGACCATCTGCTGGGCTTTTTGGCCCGCCAAAGCATCAACATACGCTTCGGTGGTAGCAAACTGCTCGGGCGCAACAGGTTCAGTATGCACAGGCGGTGCAACTGGCACTGCCCGCTGCTCACGTTCCCACTTGCGTTGCTCTCTTGCAAGCCGTTTACTGACAATTCCGTCCAGTTCCTCCTGAGTAAATACCTTAGAAGGCTCTTCCGGCGCTTGTGCTTCGGGTTCAGGCGCAGCCGTTGCGACCTGTTCCGGCGCGGGTTCTTCCGCTATTACTTCTTCAGTCATTTTCGATTCCTAAGAATCCCTGGTGTGCCTCGCCAGTACGGTTATTCGTAGATGAAAGTTGCCACTACCGTCCCCGATATGACAACGTAAAGTCCTTTGCTGGCGGTAATGCCAGTAGCAGTAAAATGATAATCGCTTGCCGCTGCGGGGGCAAACACACCCAGTATCGTCGGGTCGTTAGTGTTTGCCGTGCCAGAATCGTAGACTGTGATGAGCGGCGTTGAACTTGCGGCGCTAACAAAGATGCCTTTCAAGACCGTAAGTCCAACCTTGACTTGCACAGTAGCGTTAGTGTTTTTGTAGTTGGATGACATGATTTCGTCCTATGCGAGGAATTTTAGCTTGTACAGGGTTCGCAGATAAATTTCAATAATGTTGTCAATCAATTGCTGCAACGAAGTGTCTGACTTATCCACAACATCGTACCGCGCATCCTCAATCTCTTTCAACTGATCTTGCAAGAATTCGGTGATATTAGCCGTTTTTTTGGCCGACATCAGTGAAATTGGGCCAATTAGGCCGTACCGGCCTTGGTAGGCTTCGGCAAACGCATCAGCCGCTTCAACAATGCTTAGGTAAAATTTTTGCAACGCTTTGTGCTTGGAATAGCTACGGGTATTCAAATGGATGCTGTGCGCCACATCCCGCGCTAAAAACAGTCCCCCCAGAAAATCGGCGCATTTCATTGCGGCGCCCCTTGCGGTGGCATCATTTCCATAGGCATGGATTGCTCACGCATGTCTGGCATTATTCTGCTTTGCGATTCCATCGCCGCGGCAACCACGCCCATGGCAATATCCTGAATCTGTTCTTCGCTCATCCCGGCTTGCGTTGCCGAGATCCGCTTTGTCTCGGCATCGTAAGCTTTGATCTCGCTGTCAAACTGTTTGATCTTCAGCGTCTGCGCCTCCATCGACTGACTGACGTTTTGCAGCATCGCCTGCATTTGCTCCATCTCCTTACCCATCGCTTGCATCTGCTGCTGCGCGGCCTGGAGCGCCGGATCGTCATCGTTAGACAGCAGCTTGGGGTCGATGGTCTTGGCAAACCGTGCGGCCATCTCTTGCGCACCCGGCCAATCCATGTTCTTGACGAACAGGTCGCCGGCCACAGTCCACAGTTGCGGGTTGCCTTGCAGCAACCGGCTCATCGCGTCCAGCGCCTCTTGACGCTTGGTCATATAACTTGGGCCGGTCGTCACTGCTACGTCGTACTTGCCGACGCCGGGGTTGTAGATCTTCTTGATGACAATACCCTGCTCGTTCTGGATCTTCTTCACCGGCATGGGCTGCGTCGGGTCGATCATCGCTTGGTCAGTCTCCCCGTCTACGCCAATGATGCGCGCGATGCGCTGGGTGTCGTAGATTTTGGGAATCATGTCTACCAGTTGCCGCGTGGCGTACCGAATCGCCCGCGCCAGATTGTCCACATAGTGGTAGGTGCCGGTGTCGGACTGTTTCTCACGGGCCAAAATGGCGCGGCCAGAACGCTCGTTGCTGGTGGCGCCCAGGCTTGAGTCATACTGCCCGGTCGAACTCTTGATGTCGTCGGACGCTCCCGCCTTGGCTTGCAGCAGACCGCTAGAGGCCATTGGGGGTTGCGATCGTGCCGGCAGTGGCAACGGGCCCCCTTGGCCATCGGTAACGTCCGGGTTGACCTCAAGGTAGGGCCAGTTGTTGATGTTGGCCGTCTTCCATTGCTGCTCGTAGCCTTCAAATTGACCGCCGTAGCCAATAAACGGTGCCTTGGGCGCCAGTGCCAGCATCTCGGCTTCTTGGCTTACCCAGTAGTTGTACATGCGCTGCGCGTCTTTGGCGTTTCGCACCAGACCGCTGACGTACATGCGCCCGTCAATCTCAAATTCGTTGCCAATTACGCGGATAACAGGGATGTATTTGCCTGCCCAATCTTGCTCTTCCAACACCTCAAAACCGTTAGTTTTGCACCATTTAACCTGCCGAACGTCTACATCTCGGCTTTTTAAGGCTACCAAACCCATCATTTCGGCCTGTTTGGCCTCCATAGACCCTTTTATAGCGGTAATTCCACCATGATATTGGTTCAAAGTCTTGGATTCATGCTTAATATAGAAGTATTCGGCGATTCTAACGGTGTCTTGGTTGATCCAGGCATTCAGTTGCCCGTCCCCCACGCCATATTGCAGGCTGGAGAGCGTTGCGGCGTTTGGAAACTGCCGTTCGTACTCGTCTTTGGTGATTTCCTGATTAATAAAGCACCATTCGGCGTCAGAACCACACGGATCTTGGATGGTCGGATCCATGTAGACGGAAAACGAGTCCCGAATACGCCCAATCCGCAGATCCTGATCAAAACTGTTGTCGTCGCAATACTTGGTCAGGATGCGGAAGTACCCTTCACCAAAGGTAACCTGGTTGTCGCAGGCCGTGTCGTAGGCCACGTCGGCGTCCGAGA